GGCTATAACGCAGCTATTAACGCCGGTAACGCATACAACAAAGGCACATTATGATGTTTAAACAGTCAAATAAATACATTGAAGGCGGTTACGCCCGGTGTGTAGGATGGGGTGTTCGTATCTACGCAATCCTCAAAATCAATCCTGATAAAACCATGATCATGAAACGGCTGGGTGACACCAATAAAGGAAAATTCAAGTTCCATAAAACAAAAAGAACATTCCTGTTCACAAACAAAAACCACTTCTGGTATCAACCAGTCACACCTGTATGAAACACTTCCCGCACACTCAACATGTATACCTTGCAGGAGGTATTGAAGGTCTCACCTATGAACAAGCAACAAGCTGGCGTCTAAAAGCAAAAGATAAACTCAAATTTGCCAATATCGATTGCCTTGATCCGTGCCGAAGAGTGTCATTTGTAAGCAGCAAATCACGACATGCTGATGCTCGTATCTGGAAAGCAGACCTGCAAGATATCGCCTACTCGTCAGTCATCCTTGCCAACCTAAGCGAACACCTTCCCGGTAAAAAGTGGGGTACTGTAGCAGAAGTAGCTCATGCTCATACCAAAAACAAAATCATTATTGTGCTGATGGATGAAGACCAATTCCACCACCCATTCATCACCCAATATGCCACAGAAATTCATTACACAATTGATGATGCTGTAGAAGCAGTAAAGGAATATTTCCTGTAACAAATGAAAATAATAGCTACCATATGGGGAATAATCGCAGGTACACTACTTGTAGGAAGTCTAATTATGCCTTGGCTGGACAAACAAGATAACTTAAAGCGATTTAAATGATCCTAAAAATCTGGACTGGTATACTTGTCTTCGGAGCAATATGTATCGTTGCTCAACTATTCAAACGTAAAAAGATCCACATCTAATATGCCTTATATCAACACAGAAAAACGTATTAACCTGGCAGACGGAATGACGCCAAAAGATGCAGGAGAGTTAAATTACTCTATAACCACACTTCTAATCGACTACATCGCAATAAAAAAATTAAACTACCAAACTATCAATGATATCGTCGGTGCTCTTGAAGGCGCTAAACTAGAATTCTATCGCCGTATTGCAGCACCATATGAGAATGTCAAAATAAATCAAAACGGAGACGTATATTGTGACTGACTTCTACGACAAACAATTCCTGAAAGAATTCTTCCCTGACAAACCTAAAATGTCAACCGAAATGAATAAACAAATGGAACGTGATATCAAAACCGAAATTGAACAATACCTTGAAATGCAGGCAATGAACGATGGTATAAGCAAAACCCTGGTAGACACCAACCTAAAAACATTTGCTGCTGCAAATAAACCACGCCTATCTGATATCCCTCCCGTAGCATTACTGGCTTTAGGTGCTGCAATGTCTGATGGTGAGAGAAAATATGGCAGGTTCAACTGGCGTGAAACAGGTAGTACCTCCAGCGTATTCTACGATGCAATGATGCGTCACCTGCTTGATTGGTTCAACGGTGAAGATTTCGCGCATGACAGCAAAGTTCATCACCTGGCTCACGTTATGGCATCATGTGCTATACTACTTGACAGTGACCTGCACACCTGTCTCAAAGATGATCGAGGAGACTACGGTACTGTTGTCCGTAAACCCGGCACATGGAAAGAAATATGAAACCAATGCTGCTTCCCCGAGAACTGCCTGATCTTGACAATCTAAAGTATCCGGTAATAGTATCTCCCAAGCTTGACGGAATCAGATGTTTAATGCAAGGTGGAGTAGCACTCAGCCGTACACTCAAACCTATCCCCAACAAACATATTCAAGAATGGGCAAATACTCACTGCTTTGCCTTGCAAGGGTTTGATGGGGAGCTAATTGTAGGTAATGCCACATCAAGTACTGTGTATCGAGATACCAACTCGTTTGTAATGTCACATGATAAAGTTGGCCCATTCAAATATTTTGTGTTTGATATGTGGGATCAATCAAGTACCCCGTACAATATGCGACTGTCAAACATAACCACAAATGCCCCGGCTATAACCAATTTTGTGGTGCTAAATTATAAAGTATGTAACAACAAATATGAAATACTTATATTTGAAGAACAAATGCTTGAACTAGGTTATGAAGGATTAATTATTCGTAACCCAGAAACTGAATACAAATATGGTCGTTGCACAATAAAAGAAGCTAATGCCTTCAAACTTAAACGATTTGAAGATGCAGAAGCAGTCATCACAGGTTTTGAAGAAGAAATGTACAACGGAAACAATGCAGAAACTAATGAACTCGGCAGAACTAAACGATCAACTGCTAAAGCTGGCTTATCTGGCAAAAACACTCTCGGAGCATTCATCTGCAAGACCGATAAAGGAATCGAGTTTAAAATCGGTTCGGGATTTGATCAGGCAGATCGAGAAAGTTTCTGGAACAATCAACCTGATTTGCTTGGACAAATTGTTAAATACAAACACTTCCCTATAGGTGTAAAAGATAAACCACGGCACCCTATCTTTCTGGGTTTCCGAAATAAAATAGATATGTAATGGAACTACTAAAAACTGTAAAGAGAAATATTACCGGCTCAGACAAACTGTTTGACATTTACAAATGCACTGTAGATGAAGTAGATACGTTTGAATCTAGTTCCGGTAAACAAATGATTGCAGCCAAAACAGAGGGCCGAACATTCAAAGGTCTATACAACAAATGGGTATACGATTATCTTTGTTCAAATGAGGGAGAAGAATCATTTATCGTGTTGTGGAGAGCGCCCAAAGGAGATTCAATGCTTGCCTACGTCAAAGATATATGGAAAGAACACTTAGAAGGTACTTATAATGTGGAAGTGCCTTTCACAGATAAAGCATATGAAGTTGACAACACAGATGCATTTGTGTATATGTGGGTTAACACAGAATCTGATAAAAAATATATTGGCAAACATAAAGGAACAATTTCCGATGGTTATATCTGCAGTTCTCAGGATATGCTTGCTGAATATGCCGTTAATCCAGATTGTTTCATAAGAACAATCCTTGCTTACGGCTCTGATCAGGCCATGCTAGAACTAGAAACCATGCTGCTACTGCAACTAAAGACAAAGCAATCACCCTTTTACTACAACATGTCCACTAATCTAAGGCTAAACTAGCCGGTACCTAATAGGATCTCCATGAAAAAAGCAAACAAAACAATGATCACCGTAAAAATTGAGATTGATTACTGCCCACACGCAGATACCATAAAATATTTCATTGATGATATATTTAATAAGCAGCTACATACCAATGAATCAGTAGCAATCTTATCAATAAACCACTTCCATAAAAAACCAAAATTAAAATGAAAACACAAGCAGACTGGGATACATTCTATATGAGAATGGCAGATCTAATATCCCAACAAAGCTATGCACAAGACAGAAAAGTAGGCGCTTTAATTGTAAAGGATGGAAACATAATTTCTTTTTCTTACAATGGAACTCTGCCGGGTCAACACAATTGCACAGTAGATGCGTCAGGAAGGACGCTTGACAAAGTACTCCATGCAGAAACACAGGCTATAGCAAAAGTAGCACGATCAAACCAAAGCACAGAAGGTGCAACCCTATACAACACCTTAAGCCCATGTATCGAATGTGCCAAACTAATAGCACAAGTAGGCATACACAGGTTAGTATACCGGGATACCTATAAATACACAGAAGGTATTGACTTTCTGAAGAAAGCAAACATTCTTGTAAATGAACCAAATACCCATAACAGGCTGGCCGAGCCTGAATGGTTAAGAAAAACAGGATTATTCTAATGGCTTTTAAAATTAAAGTTGCCACTGTTCATGACTGCGAAAAAGAAATAAAAAAGATGTTCAACAACGTCTTAAACGATTATTGCAGCAGATTTCAGGTAATGGTAACAAATACCAGCATAGAGGAAATTATATTTTGTCTTGTCAGCTATGAAGAAAATTCAGCCTCTGCAGGCATGACCTGTTATGCTGAAGATAGTAAAAAAATTATAGTCCAAACACGAGATCCATTCTTAAGTGATTGGGATGATAATCAATATACAAGAGCTAAATTTATAAACATCTTATCACATGAAATGGTTCATGTTTGTCAAGAACTAACAGGCAGAACAGGTATTAAAATAAATAGTTTAAAATATGATAAAAGTAACGAACAAGAAGCATACTTCTTTTCTCCTTGCGAAATTGAAGCAAGGTTATTTGAAGACCCATACACAGAAATGTATGGTCAAGATCTACTATGACCAAATTACGACTGGGATATGATATAGAAACCAATGGCTTAATGCCTGCGGTTAATACTATCTGGTGCCTGGTTATTTCCAATGCAGATACAGGTGAAATACTTTCTTACTCCGATCATGATAATGACCTGCCTTCTTTAGACGCAGGATTAGCATACCTGCACACAGCAGACATTATCTTCGGTCACAATGTTATTGGGTATGATAACGTTGTTCTGGCAAAAATTAAAAACTGGTATCCACTGCCTCATCAAAAGGTTATTGATACCTGGATTTTATCTTTGCTGGTTCAATACCAACGTAATCACAAGCATGGTCTTGCAGGTTGGGGAACTAAGCTGGGCTTTCCCAAGATTGATTGGGATGAATGGGACAAATACACCAAGGATATGCTTAACTACTGTATCCGAGATGTAGAACTCAATGTCAAAGTGTATAAGCATTTGGCAGAAGAAGCAACCAAGATTATAAAAAAGCATCCTGAATTTATCAAAGGTATGGATGTTGAAATGGAGTTTGCCAAGATAGAATCAGACATCCAACATACAGGATGGATGTTTGATATGGAAGCTGCAGTTAAACTTCTTAACGATCTTGAAATAAAAATGCATGCTATTGAGCATACACTTGAACCGTTAATTGGTATGCGTTGCATCAGAACAGATGGCCTTGAAAGTAAATCTCCGGCATGGCGTAAAGACGGTTGCTACACTGTTGCCACCGTAAAACATTTCGGATACCCTCAGGAGTCAGGTAAAGAGGAACGCCCTATTGAAGGAGCATACTCCCGCATATCTTTTGAACAAGGTAAAGTAGGCCAAATCGAAGTAGTAAAAGATTATCTATACAGTATAGGCTGGGTGCCTGATGAATGGAACTTTGAAAAGGTCAATGGAAAATTTGTGAAAAAATCACCTAAGATAACAGAGAGTTCCCTTGAAAAGTTAGGTGGATCTGCTATTACAATCAGTGAATACTACACACTACGCTCCAGACAAGGGGTATTAAAAGGATGGATAGAAAGTGTACAATCAACAGCAGATAAAAGATTACACGGCAAAATGTGGACTATTGGTACTCCTACTTTCAGATGTCGTCATGAAGTGGTTGCAAACATCCCATCAATTGATTCAATTTACGGAAAAGAAATGCGATCATTACTTGTCTGCGAACAAGGAACATCAATAGTAGGAGCTGACTCTTCAGGCAATCAGATGCGGGGTCTGTGCCACTATATTGATAATGATACATTTACAAATGAGGTAATCAATGGAGACGTTCATCAACGCAACGCAGATGCTCTTGGAGTCAGCAGAAAACTTGCCAAGCCTTTCCTTTATGCTTTTCTGTTTGGCGGCGGGGCTGGTAAACTTGGTTCTATTCTTACTGGCAATACTGATGCTAAAGTCGGTGCCAAAGCAAAGGAGAAGTTCCAAGACTCGATTCCTGGAATGAAACAATTAACTGACAAGTTAGAAGATGAGTTTAAAAGAACAGAAGAAATATTCGGAAAAGAAAATGGATTTATCCGTGGCTTAGATGGTAGAATTGTTTTTGTCAAATCCAAACATCAAGTCCTAAATTACCTGCTGCAGACAGCTGAAGGCATTACCTGCAAAGCTGCTGTGGTATACGCCAAACGTGAACTGCTCAAAAGAAAGATACCCCACTACATTGTATTACACTATCATGATGAATTTGCTGTTGTAACTCCAGATCAGTATACAGAGGAAGTTGCAGAGATTGCAGTAGAAGCCTTCACAGAAGCACCTAAATGGTTCGGCATAAAATGTATGAATGGTGCCGCACATATCGGAAAGAAATACTCAGATGTCCATTGAAAATGTTGAACAAGAGCACTTTGATATAGCAATCATTGATGCTGATAGTATTATCTATCAAATAGCGTATACCCAGAAGTCCCCTGCGCTTTGTAAAAAAGAAATGGATTCTAAGATCAACCAGATCATGAATCAAACTAACGCAAGGTCTGGGGTTATCTTTATTAAAGGTAAAAATAATTTTAGATTTAAAGTAGATCCTGAATATAAAGCCCATCGAGTAAATAAGGTCGAACCTGATATTCAAGAACGTATTGACGCTTTGTTTGAGTATACCCGTACTTTTGCAATGGAATCAGTTGATGGAGAAGCAGATGACTACTGTTCTATCACGGCCAGAATGGCTGTCAAAGAAGGAAAAAGCCATATAGTCTCTCATATAGATAAAGACCTTAACTGTATTCCCGGTTGGCATCACAACTTCAAGACAGGAACTCTCTACCAAAACAACGAGGGCAAATGCTACGAGTGGCTGATGCAACAAATCTTGACAGGTGACAGCACAGATAACATCAAGGGGCTTGCTAAGGTTGGCCCAGTAACAGCAACAAAGATCTTGGATGGGGTATCCCATTGCAAGATGCTGTCGCTTGTCCTTGATACCTGGAAGGAACGACAAGGAAGTGAATGGGAAAACAACTTTATTAAGTGTGCTAACAACATTTATCTGCGAGAGTACATGGATGACTTGCGGCCTCTAAGCCTGGCAGAATTAAAAGAAAGGTTGGAATGGAAGATTATGGACATTGGATTGCTTTATCAGATAGACCCTCCGAAGCCTTTGGATTCATCTATTTTGTCTTTGGCCCAACAGGAAGACAATACATTGGTAGAAAGCAACTGATAAGTGTTACAAAAAAACTCAAACCTGGATCTAAGCGGCGAATCGTTACTCGCACAGAAAGTGGATGGAGATCATATATGTCCTCCTGCCGGGAACTCCTTGATGATATTGAGCTGTACGGATCTGGAACATTTACTTTTGTTATATACAAATGGTGTAACGGCCCCGGAGATCTTACATATAGCGAGGTCCAAGAGCAATGGGCAGGTGAGGTCTTATCTAGAGATGAGACACCTTTCGGGGAGCGTATTTGGTATAACGGGAACATCGGAGCCGTTAAATTTCTGAAACCAAAATGAAAAAACAAAAAGAAAAACCACAAGAAAAACAAGAAGAATCCTACATCGAATTAAAATCAGATAACAGAGAAGCATTTCAAAACAAACAAGACAGAAAAGAGCAAGCACATAACCGCAGAAAACAATTAAGAGAACTCCGAGAAGATAACGATTGGAATTAAAATGGCGCAATGGATACAAACAGGCTGCTCTAAATGTAGCAGCCATGATGCATTCTCCTACAAAGAAGGTGATGAATGGGGCTATTGCTTTAGCTGCACTCGCTCGTCACCTGTAGACCCTAATGCTGTAACAAGCTATACAACCAAACAAGACTATAACATGCACTATGTAGACGAAATTGTGAGTTACACCTCACGAGGTTTTAAAGAAAGAGGTATCACCAAGGTGGTATCAGAACATTATGGAGTTAAAGTAAGCTATGATGAAGACGGCGAGATCATTAGCCATTTCTATCCTTATACTAAAGACAATGAAGTTGTGGCATATAAGGAACGTAAGCTACCCAAGTCATTTGTTATCCACGGTAACTTTAAAAACATTCAACTCTTTGGACAAAATGTTTCGCAAGGTGGCCGCAGGATTGTTATCACTGAGGGCGAGCTTGATGCGTTAGCCGTAGCCCAAGCTCAATATGACAAATATAAAAAATTCTATCCTGCAGTGGCGATACCAAGCTCTGCAGCTACTAAATTAATCCTTGATCAAAGAGAATGGTTGCGTTCTTTTGAGGAAGTAATTCTGATGTTTGATCAAGATGAAGCAGGAAAGAAAGCAACTGACATAGCCGCCAAAATTATTGGCTATGACAAAGTTAAAATTGCAGTGCTACCCGAAAAAGATCCTTGTGATGTGCTGATCAAGCATGGTAGTGATGCTCTGATGAATGCTGTATTTAATGCCAAGGCATTTAGTCCGGCAGGAGTAGTCAAAGGAGAAGACATCTGGAACCAATACAAAGATATGCTAAACGTATCTTCAATCCCTTATCCGGATTGCCTTGGTAATTTGAATGACAAGCTAGGTGGTATGCGTCAAGGCGAAATTGCTTTGTTTGCTTCAGGCACAGGCTCAGGTAAAAGTACTGTCATCAAAGAGATTGTACTTGAAATCATGGATACCACAAGTGATATGGTTGGTATGGTATCACTTGAAGAATCTATCGGAGATACAGCAGAAAAATTTATTAACATGGCAATGAAGAAAACATTTTCAGATACCTCCACAGAAGAGGAACAACGTGTTGCCTTCTTAAAAGTATTTGCCGATGAACGACTTGTGTTGCTTGATCACCAAGGTTCTGTGAGTGATGACTCTTTGATTGATAAGATTGAACATCTTGCTGTAATGGGCTGCAAATACATTATCCTAGATCACATCACTATTGCAGTGTCTGAAGGAATTAAAGGTAAAACAGGCAACGAGGCTGTTGACGCTTTCATGTCTGACCTGCTTAAGATTGTCAAGAAGCATAACATCTGGCTAGGTGTTATCTCTCACCTGCGTAAAGGTGAAAAGCCATTTGAAGAAGGCCATATGCCTTCCATTGATGACATCAAAGGATCAGGCTCAATAAAACAAATTAGCTTTGACATCCTGGCTTTCTGCCGTAACATGGTTGCTGCAGATGAAGTGACAAGGAATACTATCAAATTACGAGTGCTTAAGTGCCGTAAGACAGGTCGCACCGGTGACTGTGGCAGTGTGCGTTATAATACCGTTACTGGAAGACTCCAGAAAACTGAGATAGTTGATTTCGCTTAACATAGGAACTTGAATGAACCCCGTAGAATATTTAACTGAACGAGTAAGCGCTGTTGTGCTAGACTCAGATAAGATCTACAATCATGGATGCCTGCTTATTGCTCAACACCCTGAATGGGAAGAGCACCTTGAGATGCTTGTAAGTGAAGCCTGGGATGTGCTGACCAGATACTGTATCCGTAATAAAAATGAAACACACAGCGCCTCCGCTAAATTAACCTTTGCCAGTAATCTGATTGGCAGAAGGCTAACAAAACATTTGGGTATTGACAGCAGCAATATCAAATCTACCCTGGCTCTTGGTGACTTAATGCTTGAGTCATTCCTACAAGAAAATCTTATTGAGATCTTTCGGGAATACGACGGGATTAAAGCGCCTTACATGGTCAAAATTAAATGGCATGTTAATAGCATCAAACCAATATTGATTGGTACTACCTTTGAAAAGCCTCAGCCTATCAAAGGTTTAATTTCCCCTATAACCAAGGAACCTTATATCAAAGGCTGGAACAGCAATGAAAGATTTATTCAGCATATTGATTCAAGATTTGTTAAGGCTATTGAAATTTTAAGGCAGCAACCTTGGAGTCTCAATGAAAAAGTATTAGAAGCTGCCCGACAAAATCCTCCACAGAACACAATTGAACTTGTCAACTCTGATGGGGAAATCCTTACCTACAATATACATTCTGGAACAAAGCTTCCTAAAGATACCACGCACGCTGATGGCACAAAATACCTTGGCAAGCGAGATCCTAAATTACAAAGATTAATTTCTAAGTACTACGAGTACAACCAAATTATTCGCAAAGCTGACCTCATAAAACAAACAGGTTACCCTTTTTATCAGGAAATATCCTGCGACTATCGTGGTCGTATGTACTACGCCGAATCATTCCTTGAGTTTCAGGGCAGTGACTTTGCCAGAAGTATGTTTCTGTTTGATAATAAAAAAATTGTCAATGAAGAAGGCTACAAGTGGATGTGTATCCATGCAGCCAACTGTTGTAATCAATCATATACTATTGATCAATTAAAAAAGATAAAGTGGTTGTCAACTGATTATGTAAAACATCTGGAGTCAGAAGGGCTGGACACAATCTCCCTAGATAAAATGACACTTAAAGATAGAGCAGCATGGGCTTACAATAACATGGAGCTTATCTCTTTAGTTGCGTCAAACAACATCATTGACAAACAAACTGAAAAGCCTTACAGCTTTTTAGCCGTGTGTAATGAAATAGTTAAGTATGTTCAGGCAGAATTTAAAGACTTACCTTATGAATCAGGCTTGCCTATCCCTATAGATGGCAGCAACAACGGCTATCAACATCTGGCAGCTATGTCTAAAGACAAACATGCAGGTGAGCTGGTGTCTTTGGTACCGACAAGTATTCAAAAAGATTTTTATGTGGCTGTAGCCAAAGAACTTATAATGCTTATGCCTGATTGGTTTGCTGAAAGACAAATGCCAATGAAAGTTATCCGCAAAGGTATTGCCAAGCGTGGTGCAATGACCCGAGCATATTCAGCAGGAAAACAACGTATTGCCAAAAATATGTATGATGACTGCCATGTTGAAGGCTACACAACTAAATACAATATAGACCAAGATCAATGTGATTTGCTGGCAGGTAATTTAATTACTGCAATTAATATTGTATGTAGTGGGCCACTAAAAACCAGTAAATACCTTCAAAAGATTGCTGAACACGAATTAAATAATGACCGCACAGTACTTGAATGGACTACCTCAAGTGGATTTCCTGTTATATACAAAGCTTATTTGCAACATGAATTCAAACAAAGGGGAACTATCCGAGGAATACAAGGAAACAAAGACGGAAGAGTAACCCACGTTGTCAGGGTTAATATCTCCAATAAAGAAACAGGAGATAAAGTAGCTTGCCGCAGATCTTTTGCTTCCGGCATCAGCCCTAATGTAGTTCATTCCTATGATGCTGCTCATATGGCTAATACTATTGTTGCCTTTAACGGTAGCTTTGCTGCTGTGCACGATAGTTTCAGTTGTCACGCATCAGACGTATCTTTCCTGCAAGATGTTACCAAGATTACATTTCAGGCGCAATATGACGTTCCTAACTTCTTTGATATCCTTCAAGACAATTTAATGCAACACAAAGATACCTTTACCGTACCGCAACCCAGCCTTGGATCCCTCAATCTGGCTGATCTAACCAACTCCGAATACTTCTTCTGCTAACAAGGACAATAATAAATGAATTCATACCAAGAATTAATCGCCAAATCACGATACGCTCGTTACATCCCTGAGCTATCTCGCCGGGAAAACTGGGATGAGACCGCTGATCGTTGGCTTACTTTCTTTAAAGACCATTTCAAAGATAGGCTTGATGATCGATGGGAAGGATGGAAAGATCTATCTTACAGCATTAAAAATCTGAAGTCACTGCCCTCAATGCGCTCTATTATGACTGCAGGTGAAGCACTCAGGCGTACTAACGTGGCAGCATACAACTGCAGCTACCTGCCTGTAGACCACCCAAGGGCTTTTGATGAGGCTATGTACATCTTGCTATGCGGAACAGGAGTAGGCTTCTCTTGCGAATCAATGTACACCACCAAATTACCCTATGTACCTCCATTATCACCAACAAGTCTTGCTATTCTAGTTGGAGACAGCAAGGAAGGCTGGTGTAAAGCATTCAAAGAACTTATTATGGGATTGTACCATGGTAATATTCTCTCATGGGATGTGTCTCAAGTACGTCCTGCAGGAGCGCCTCTCAAAACCTTTGGTGGTCGTGCATCAGGGCCAGCACCTTTGGTTTCTTTATTTGAATACACAGTAGCTAAGTTTAAAGGTGCTCAAGGCCGACAACTAAAACCTATTGAAGTTCATGACATCATGTGTAAGATCGGTGAGGTAGTTGTTGTAGGTGGTGTACGGCGATCTGCTATGATCAGCCTCGGAGATCTGGGTGACTATGAACATGCAACAGCCAAGACCGGTGCATGGTGGGAACAGCATGGTGAACGAGCACTATCTAACAACTCAGCCGTGTACAACTCCAAGCCCTCTATTGGTGTGTTCATGAAAGAATGGAATGATATCTACAACAGTCACTCAGGTGAACGTGGTATCTTCAATCGTGAAGCATCTCAGAATCAAGCTGCCAAGTGGGGCAGACGTAGTGCTGACATAGACTACGGTACTAATCCATGTGCTGAGATTATTCTCAAGCCATACCAGTTCTGTAACCTGTCTACTGTGGTTGTTGAACCTGATGATACCCTGGAATCTCTGAAAAAGAAAGTCTGTATTGCCACCATCATGGGTACTATGCAGTCAGACCTAACTTACTTTCCTTACCTGCGAAACATATGGACTAAGAACACAGAAGCTGAACGATTGCTGGGTGTGTCGCTAACTGGTATCTTTGATAACAGGCTTCTTCGCCATGAACGTGGACTGCCTGCGGTACTAGCAGAACTTCGAGATACCGCACGAGATACAAACAGAGTAATGGCAGAGATGCTGGGTATCAGCTGCTCAGTGGCTATCACTGCGGTCAAACCTGAGGGCACTGTATCTCAATTGACACAAACTTCCAGCGGCATACATGCAGGTCATGCCCCATACTACATTCGCCGTATCCGTCAAGACAAGAAAGACCCATTAACTCAATTCCTTATTGATCAAGGCGTGCCTCACGAGGACTGTGTAATAAAGCCTAAAGATACAGTTGTGTTCTCATTCCCTCAGCACTCACCGGGATTTACCCGCAAAGATATTACTGCTATTGAACACCTAGACATCTGGCTGGCATATCAGCGGCACTACTGCGAGCATAAGCCTTCAGTCACTATCTCTGTCAAAGAACATGAGTGGTTGGAAGTGGGTGCATGGGTGTACAAACACTTTGATGAGTGTACAGGTATCAGCTTCTTGCCTGACGATGGAGGTACATACCAACAGGCACCCTATGAGGAGTGTACCAAAGAACAGTATGAGGCTATGCAGATGCCAGCTATTGATTGGTCTCTGTTCATCGAAGAGCAAGACAACGTTGAAGGTGCTCAAACCCTTGCTTGCAGTGCTTCAGGGTGTGAAATTTGATATGACAACAATTAAGATGTTCACGACTAAAACGTGCGCACCCTGCAAACAAATGAAAGAAATTATGGCTGATATTGACCACACTAAAGTACATCTTGAATACCTTGACGCCCGAGATGAGACAGCTCAAGTAATAAAATATGGAGTTAAAAGCGTACCATATTTTGTTATGGAAGAAGATGATCGAATTATAAATACACATGCAGGAACAATGTCTGTCACAGAGTATGCCAGTTGGCTGGGTACAGCAGACTATGAGCATGATGGTCAACCAGATGAAGCCCAAGAATGGCATGACTTTGACCCAGAATGTTAGTAACTGGTTTAGTCGGTACCTAATAGGAAGGTCAAGACAAAGCAACAGCCTTCTAAGCTGTAAATAATAGCTCAAGTCTTATATGACACCAACAAATAAAGGAAATAAACAATGGCAAAACCACAACCGCTGGTCTTCCCTCTCCGTAACTTGTTTGCAGATAACTTTGTTGTCTACTACAAATCACATGGCTACCACTTCAATGTACAAGGCCCAACCTTTTCTCAAGACCACGCACTACTAAAAGAGATCTATGATTTTCTGTGGGAACAACATGATAACCTTGGTGAACATCTCAGGCAAATGGATAAGCCAGCACCAAGCTCTCTGAAAGCTATCCTTGATATCTCTGAAGTTACTGAGTGTATGAAGCTAAATGAGACCAGCGCAGTAATGTTCGCCGAACTATGCGATGACTTTGATACCCTCATTCTTAATGCCCAATGGTTGTTTGCAAACTCTGCAGAATGTGGAGGGTTAAACACCTTTATAGGGGATTACCTGCGTGACCTCGGCAAATTAAATTGGAAAGTTAAAGCAACATTAAACAGGAGTATTAAATAATGGTTACAACAAATCACAATTACGCAGCTAAACTAGGATTAGATATTGATGATACTGAGCTAGTAAATCGCTACAGTTTGGATCCCAAAGTAGCTCACACCCCCGCTATAAATGAAGCTGTACGTAAAGCAATTTACCTTGAAAACATTCAAGATCTAAAAGAAGGTGGCTTTTCTGAAGGCCAAGCTCGTTCTATTGCAGGAACAAAACTTAATGAAGCCAAAGCAGTAGCAGCAAGTATGGCTAAACAATAAAAAATAACCCCTTAAGGATTACTCCTTAGGGGGTTTTTATTTATTTAGTGTTTGTTATTTGGTTAGACATTGACCTAAGCATCTGAGTAAATGTAGCATTGCTTACTTTAAAACCACGAAGGGAATTTAATAAACTACCTGCCTTATCTTTGATGTGACTGTATTTATATTTAGCATCAGTCAAAAACTTCTTTGAATGAGTCATCTCTACAACACCTACATCCTCGCGCATAAGCGTAAGCAAATCAGCCCATTGTTTTGGAGTAACTCTGTTATGCGTTCTTGCAGAAAAATTTCTTTCAGTAGGAGGCAACCAGCCTAAGCCCATAGCAGTATCCAAAATAAATTTGCTATGCTCTTTATTAGCTTTAATCCGTTTGTCGGCAGCACTATCAGCTGCAATTCTACCTCGTTGTTCTTCTCGTGTTATTCCAAAGCTGTAATTATAAATCCTGTCAAAGTAACCACTCAAAGCTTTGTACTTGCCATTCATACCAATATCTGCAAATCCTTTTGAAGTAATTTCTTTGTGAGCACGTACAATATCTTCTTTCATAGATTGTTCTAAACTATCTAGAATAGGGGTGCTGTTTTCCGCTAAAATATGTGGAGCAACATTATTAAACGCGTTAATATAAAGCAGAGTAGAACTGGGATCAGTAATACCCGCATCATGGACTGTTAAAATGTTTCTTGGTTCTTTTCGTGGTTGACCTTTATTGTCTCTGTTATCTTTGTTGATAAAAGTTAATACAATAGCAAGCCAGTTTGCATCACCATTTTGAATTAAATTAACAGGTAAAGCTTTACCGGCTTTATCTCCGTAAGTTGCGTGGTCAGTTAGCTGATCCAAAATATCTGGAATACTTGCATTGATTGCTTTAATACGTTCTTTGGCAATGCTAATATCAGCTTGAGACTTGCCGTAATCACCGGGGGCCATTAAACTATTTGCTCGCCCTGCCAAGGGAAATCCATCCTCTTTAAAGCCAAGAATATCTTGAACAGTATTTGTTTCATCATCATATGGCACAATATGTTTGATACCAAGATCAACTTCTGTGTTCATAAAGCCTTTAACTTTAGTGCTGCCATTAACTGCTGCTTTAACTTTAGCAATACCAGTTGCTGCACGTTGATAACCTTTTAAAGTTGCAAGGTGACGCTTAGTTGATGTGCTATACAAAGAACTAAGGTCTTCAATGAATTCTTGTCTATTGTTTTTATACAAATGCTCTTCAATATATTGCAGCTCCGGCCCAACTACCGAATATAGCTTAGCCAACATATCTTTTACTTCTGTAAACATATAATCAGCATGTTTGCCGTACAAACCAGCAACAACAATACCTCTTGCATACGCCTTATCAAAGCTACCGCCTAACTCTCCTTTAGCTCTGGCAAACATTGATTTAATTTTATCAGCTTTTTCTTGCTCAAACTCACCTGAAAAAGTATCATCAACATCCATATCAATTGTGCTGCTTGCTTTATTACGAAGATCCTTAAAGTTAAATTTAAGTTCTTCAAAAGCACGACCACCTACTGGTACACCAAGCATATTAGCTACGCTAAGATCCCCAATTAATAGCGACATGATAATAGCGTTAGACTGGGAAGCGTCTGTTTCAATTGTTGAAGCCATAGTAACAGATGCTCCACCTTCACTGGAAGCTCTTAACATATCCGCTGCCATCAAAGAGTTTGAAAGAATTGGCCCCCATTCTTTTTTTTCAAAAAGGTTTGAAAGAGATTTAAATGCGGGAGGTAGAGTAACAGCATCATTTGCAGTAGGAAATCCATTCTTTAACCAACCTTGAGCTTGTTGCCCAAATGCCGCAACTCTTTTCAACAAATCAGGGGTCATTGCCGCAATGTATTCTCCGGGTGCTGCTCTGTTACCCGGAACTTTATGGTAGCCCATTGTTTCTGCTACCTTAGAAATCTGATACAAAGCACCCATCATTGCCAATTCTTCTTCGGGCAAGGCGTATAATGCGCGTTGAATACTTGCGCCAACAGCAATGCCTTTCATATTAGAGGTGTTGTAAATGCTTCTTGCTTTATCTTTTAACCTGCCAATTTGCTGAAGCATGTTAGCTTCAACTCTTGCTTTATGTTGCACAGCAAACCACATGCCTGGGCGAATAGTACCTGAGTGGTTAGTTGTGTTAATATCTGTCGCTGTCGGAAACATTCGTTTAGTTGCATCCGAAATTTGAACAGTAGTAAATCTGGCACCTTTATTTAGATTACCACCAAGGTAATCTTTTAAGTGTTTGTTAATTTGATCTAGTTTATTTTTGGAAATATCCATAATAATCTTTACAGTATCTTCAGGCCTTACCCCTTGCTCAATTAGCTCTTTAAATTTTTCAACAACAAAATCTTGAGATAAATCTGCAATTGATTCAGCAAATACGGAGGTACTAAATGCATTAGGTATTTTTACATTTGGGTAATTACTTGGAGCGTATACTTGCATACTTTTATTTACATCAGTATACATTTGTTCCAGCATATGCAAATTTTGAGGATTAACCATAATTCCTGTAGAACTAACAATCATTGCAGCTGCTTCAATTAAATTAGGGCTGCTAACTATTTCACCCTTATTGTTTTCAGTAGTAATAAACCTACCATCTTTAGAGTACAAAGCAGCTACACCTGCATACCTGTTATTTACTGGTGGCAGATTTTGAGAACGAATAATCGGCTCATTAACATTCAAATGCCGTAACTCCGTATCATACATTGCAGCTGCACGGTTTGTGATAGCAAGCATTTCCCTGCCTGTCTTAGTTAGGATAGGATAGTATCTTCCATGTTTATCCCGCCCTAAATCAACAAAGCCTTGGTCATACATGTTGTAAGCTAATGCGCTGGCAGTTAATGGGGAGACTGCTCCTTCAGCTCTAAAACCGCCGGGTGAAGCGGGAGGGCTAACTAACTTTGATATTGAATTACCAAGGCCATTAATCCAGCCCTGTAACACCGGCTGACTGGTAATATCTCCCATAGCTGCAGCATATTCTTGTTTACGCTCTGCAGGATCTTTGCTGAGGTTAACTGGGTTTAAAAATTCAGGATCATCATAAGATACTTCTTGAGGTACTCCCTCGGGGTTATCTACCATGTTTGCATACCGGCGAGATAAAATATCACTTGCGGATCTAGCCGAAGCTAACAACATAACTGATCCAATATTATTCACTGATTTAGGATCATCATTTAGCCGCATATCTTTTGCAAGAGCGTTTAGTACCTGCTCATTGGCAAATGCACCCTCATTATCTAACACAGTACGTTGCATTTTGTTAGCTAAATTTGAAATAGCTGTGGCCTCAACTGCTGCATCTGCAATATCTAAATTTGTTTGACTTTTCTTTTCATATTTAGGATGAGACCTATAACCCAGAGCATCATAAGAGGGTGCTACTTGCGCCTCAGCTTGCCTTAAAGAATCTAATGCAACACCTGGCTCTGCAAAGTTAGGGATGTTTGTAGGCAATGCAAGACGAACACCTTGCTCCTCTCGGTCTTGCCGTTGATCCATAGCGGGGATAGGTTGGGCCTCACCTACTACGGGACTTGGGCCAATGTCTGCCTCTGAGGGTACCATTGCCAGCCCAGTAGTAGGCAACTCCGGCAACGAAGAACGAGATGTTGCGTCACCCTGCGCCTGATCAAGCATTGTGCCGGGGAATCGGTTAATGGGTTGCCCCTGCAATTGTTTCTGAATTTCTTCAGGAGTGTATTCAGGCGTGTCATATTGATTTGTTATTGAATACGGTACCTGTGCTGCCTGTGCTGCCTGTGATAATGGAGCGGCAACACTTGTGCTGGGTTTTTTTAAGCTGATCATTGTTTATTTTCCTTCTCGAAAAAATGTCTTACACCGGGGATCTCTCCAAATACAGGAACACGCTTAATTAAGTTAGTTTTTTCTTTACTATCATCTTCTTTTGACGCAATACCATATAAGTCTTTGCCTGTGTTGACTGCCATATTAAGGGCGGGGGATTGGTTTATAAGTGGATTAAACGGGTTTGTTGATAAGGGATTGCTTACTACTCCTCTAGCTGTACTACCTATATCAGTTACTAGCCTAGCTGTTGAAGTAAAAACATCGCTATGAGCTTGGCCAATAGTGTAGTCAAAAGATTGCCTCAGTCTTTTAGCTAATTTTTTCTCATCATCTTTTTCTGATTCATCACCACGTAAGGAATCTTTAAGATACATACCTGCGTATGCAATAGCAAATGCCATCATCAATGCGCTAAATGTAGAGTACGTATATTTAACATCACCTCTTTTCATATACATATTCCACAGTTGTGGCATTACATTGCTTGAAAAATGCCAAGTAAACTTTTTAAATTGAGTAAACAAAACAAAGCGTTGATCATCAAGTATTTTGGCGGTACTCCCCGGCTCTGGCCTGGAAGAAAATTCATCAATAAAATTAATAATACCATCGCGCAGAGAGACCCGTATTCTTTCAAATAGAGGATCGGCAGGAGATAGCGCGCCTATAGTTTCTTCTGTAAGACCGCCTATTGATTTATAAATATCAACTAACTCATCAGGATCCATTCTGTAATAAGCCAGCCTATCTCTGGCCCATCGAGTCATATCATTATCAGTGTCTACCTCTGCTATGATAGAAACAAGGTGATTTATTTCATCTGCTGCCAACGAAGCTCTTGCAGCTCTTGCAGCGTTAGTTGCAGATTCAACCATGTTAACCTTAAACATAACCTTGCTCATATTACGTTTTGATTGTGTGCTGATATTAGCGCCCACATTAAAAGCAATGTCATTCATTTTTCCATGATGACCTGTTTGTTGCAACAGCTGCATGGCCTCAGAGGTATCTTGCTCATCTTGCGCTTTTATACCGCCACGAGTAATCATACTACCCAGTTGAGTAAATTTAGTAGTAAGATCTTTGGCAAATTCTTTTGCAGTAAGACCAAAATATTTTACCATGTTTTTTGGAGATAATCCTATTGCCCCAAATACTATCTCAGATAGATTAGCAAACAAAGACGTATCCATGTATACCATCATAGATGCAAATGTTAAATTTTCATTTACACCACGGATAAGGTCACTCTCAGGTCTATTAAGTCTGCCATCAAATGACTGCATTTGTTGCTCAAGGGAGATAGCCAGTTTAGAAGCTTCCCCTGCAGTAATTTCGTTAGCTGCCAGCATCTTGGCAATGCCTTTGGCCAGCACTTCTCCGTTAGCGCCAAATATGCTGTTACGCACAGAGCCACGGGCTATCGCCTCTGTCAATCGAGCAACGTTATTTTCTACATCTTTAGATTTAAACTTGTTAAAAGCCGGGTTGTTAAGTACACCCAGCTGATTTAATTCACCAATCTCCCGATGGCTCATATTATCTTTTATGCGAGCTACTAAGTCTTTAAAGTAGGAAGTATTAGGTGCTGATCCTACTGAACCATTGCTCTTCCATTGAGCAGAAAGTAATTTAATTAGTTCATCTTCGTGCGTACGGACTAACAAAGGATCAAATATTTGATTCTTTAAAAAGAAATCAGGACTCCTGACTTCTGCAGAACTCCAACCAGTGTTAACTCCAAGTTCATCCAAGTGATCTGCAAGCTCATTACCAATAGAATCTAAAATTGTTCTGAATTGTTTGGCACCAGCATGGTTACTGTTGTTATTAAGGGAATCCATAAGAGCAGTGCCAATATCTTTGTTGTTATCCGTCCCAAACAAAATCCGTTTGTCAGCCCTACTAGGTAAAGCCGCCGTTACTGAGTTAGCAATCATATGTATTCTTTTAAATGCAGATAGCCCTGAGTAAACACCCCGAACGCTTTTAGCATCTAGTAGCCCTGCAATCTCTCTGCCGCCAATAAATTTTGTAAGATGAGCAACAGCATTATCTCTTGCCTGTGAAAAAGCTCCACCATTAGAAAGAATGCTTTTAGTATCTTCCCACAAAGAAGCTTTGTCACCTTGCAATATAAAGCTGGATAGTGGTAAATCTTTACCGTATTTATCTTTTCCTAGCGGCTCAACAGATCCCCTTAATTGTTGGCTGAGTTGTACGTCATTGAGCTTACCTCTGTTGCGTAGTATTTCTTCACGCTCCATAAGAGAAACGTCTGTTCGTTGCCGTGTTTCTACTCCGGAAATATTATTTAATTCTTGGTTAAATAAAGATTTTTCATACATAGATGAAGGAGTGTGCATAGCACCTCCGAGAATACCCCCAACAACCGCTGCTTCTCTTGCGCGTTTATATAGCACTTCCCAATTAAAGTCTTGAGAGCTTGTTTCTGTTATTGCGGTGTACTGCATTACCTCTTGCAGTAACTCCGTAGCTGACTCTTTACCGGCTGCTTTTGATATGCTAAATAAAACATCTAACAATCCTTTTTTAGCTGCCAATTGATTAGTCGCTGAAGCAGTAATTAACCGTGCATAATCCTTGCCTAAATCGGATATCCCAGAATTTAAAAGAATTTTGGCTTCAGGTAAAGTAATACTTTTACTTATATGATTGGATGCAATATATTGAGCTACTTTATCTCTGCCTGCAACAGTAAGCAAGTCTTTAGCTTTAATTGCTCCTCTAGAAAAACCAAACCTATCTACTAAGCCAATAGCTATTCCTGCAGCTGATGCAACTAGTGGGTTTTTCTCATCATCAGCCTGTTCTCCATAAACATCGGCAACAGCCATAGCCATGGGGATTATTGTAGCACCAAATGGCCCAGCTAATACTCCCCCTGCCACAGAACCGGCTACCATCACCCCCATTTGAGGGCCATACTGCATAATAGAGTTACCAATAAATTGGAACGTTCTCATGGGATCCGCAATGGCATCGTCTAGTGTTGTAAGAGTTCCACCTGTTACATCTTTATCTCCAACTTTTAAATCAATCTTGCGGTGTTCACGTTCATTTTTATTGAGCAACCCTTTGCTGTATTCAGTAATAGCTGGGCTATTAATTACATCACCTGCATAATCAAGAAAGTTGGCAGCAGAGTCCTTAACAGCAACCATCCCCATGTCCCATGCTCGTCCCATTTCTCCCATGCTGCCATAACTGGGTGTGGTGTTCATACCCTCAAGAGAACTGATGTAGATATTGCGGGGTGCATTTAAATTTGACTGATAGTTACTTCGAAGAATTTCTAGTTTTGCTTTTGCTGCTTCTCTTTGTTTATCATTTATTTTTGGGCTTTGAATACGTGTTTCTAAAGCCTTAATCATTTCTTCTTGTTGTCCAAGACCTTTATGTCCTGTTGCCCCTACATAATTTTGGTATTCTTCAATTGTGTTAGCTTGCATAGCCGAAATACTTCCTGTGCCTCGCAAGGCATCTTCCACAATTGATCTGGCTTTATCAATAGGGCGAACAACTGATGAATTTCTTACAGCGTTATGGAAACGAGTAATAGATCTTGCTTCAATATCCTCTGGTGTTGTCCAAGCATTAGCAGGAATAATGTCATTAGCTATTAAAGCAGAACTAAGTTTAGAACCACTTGGTTGTTGTAAATCAGCAACAGACCTCCCATAAGATAGCTTGTCCGAAGCAGAAGGAATATTAGTGTATCCTCCCTCTTTAATTAAAAGATTAACTGCTTCTTTTTGGGCTAAACCCAGACGAGATCCGGCTGAAAATCCACCAACAGAAGTTATCTTAGGGGTTTCTGCCGCATCAATGCCACCACCAAAGCGAATGTTTCCATTAGCTTCGGTGATGATTGTGTCTGCATCATGAAGACGGCCCCTAATTTCCTGACCTTTTTTATCTTTAAAAAGAATAGGTTCTTCACCAGTAGTGGTTGGATACAACAAATTTAAGCTTTCTACTGGAGAATTTTCCATTTATTTTCCTTCTTTATTTAGGTTATAAAGGTTACGATACACGTAAGCCCACCAATCATTTGGTGCTTCATTAATTAGATTATAATATCTACTCTTATTGTCTACGCCTGAGAGTAAGGTTTTAACATTTACTTTACCTCTATCTTTTTCAAAATTAGAAGAAACTTCATCTAAAAATTCAGTTGGGTTTTTAAATCTACTAAGAGATTTTCCATTATTAAAAGGTGATGTTACCTCTTTAACGGCCTCTCCAATTCTGGCAGCAGAAATAGCTTCATCTGGTTTATCTCTTACTGTTATTTTATTTGTATCAGTTAATGATGCAACGTTAATAACTGCAAGATCAAGCATTTTACCAATATTAACTTCTTTATCTTTAGACTTAGCTGCAATGTTTAAAAAGCCATTTATTGCAGTAGCATATGGCGCAACCTCATCGTCTTGATCTAGCCGCCTTCTATTGTTTTTCCATTCTCGTAGTTGGGCATCTATTCCTCCTTCACTACCTTTAAGAAATCGTGGAGGCAGGTCTTTGCCATCTGAACTTTTTTGAGAAGTAAATAAACTCTTATTTAAACCGTTCATTGTTCTTTTAATATCTTCATCCGGGCTGTTAGCTGATGGGCTTGATTCTAAATAAGTACGTTTTTTATCGTCTATGGTGCGTAGAACTTTAACACCCCCATTAGGTGTTTTACTTAATATTAAAAAGTGTCCGGGGTTAGCAGGGTCTGGAGAGCCAGGTACTGTTCCCGATCTTCCACTTACAGCAATGTGAAGTGGTTTATCGCCCGGTTTAATTCCCAAATAAAATTCGGGAGTACCAACATCTTTTCTGTTAAGAATTATATCCGCATCAGTAAGATTACCTTCAAAAATTTCACGTTTAACCTGCCTATAAGCTTCATAATTTAATGAGCCAAGTTTATACATCTCATCGGCAGTTGATTTTAAATATTCTTTAGCATCTTTAGCAGGCGTACCACTATTAGATTGTGCATTCATATAAGCAGTGGCTGCTCTATAGTTTGCAATTTTTTCTTCACGAGTGTTAGCTTCTCTGTTTGCAATTGACAAGGCTGTTTTCTTAGCTTCAGCCGTAGCATGAGGTGCATTAAGCGAAACTATAAAAGCGGTGTTTGTTGATTCTTCCAATTCACGAATATTTTTTACATTCTCAGCAGTTACCGCTGCTTTTTGTGCTTCAATTAGTTTCTTTTGTTTGGCAAGCTCAAG